AAGAGATAACGCCGTTTTGAGAACTCATAATTAATCTCCTGATTTAAACAGGGGGACCGAAGTCCCCCGGGATTAATTAATCAAAGTTGCCGTAAGGATAGGTCGTTGCATTACCGATGTTGTAGTCAGCTTGCGTATAACGAACCGTACCAAACAATAAACCAGAAATTGCACCTGATAAATCGCCTGAAGCACCGTTGATAACCAAGGTCATTACAACTTGCGATAACCATATTGGCTCTTGTCCTAGCTGTGGGTTTTGGAAATCTTGGGTTGTTGACTGGATAGCAGTTACTTGAGCTGCGCTATAGGTTACTGTCTGACGACCTGTGCCAGAAATGGTGCAAGAACCATACTGTGAACCGTTGAAAGTATTACCAAACTTAACGGTGTACGTTGGGGTTGTACCAGTCATCGAGATTGCTGTACCGACATCAACGATAAAGTCATTGATGTTTGCGCCCCAAGGCAAATAAAACACAGCGCCACGATATACGTTAGTTGCTGTATCGGCGGTAGGAGTCAACACGGTAGCACCGGTGCTGCTAAATACGCCGTTCTGTGGGTTGTAAATTACGCCAACACTGTTGGGGATGTTGTTTGAAGCAACAAACTGACCTGACGCACCGGGATAACCAGCAGTGTTTGCACCAGTCGTGTTGCCAAAGTTCATGTCCACACCCTGAACTAGATCGGTATAACCGACGTTACGGATGGGGGTAAAGCGCATGTCACCGGATAAAATTGGACCGGAGAAAGTAGAACGTGCCATGATAATTCCTTATGCAAAAGTACCTTACCAATCGTTGCATCGTCTGCTGGGGCAGTCCAGTAAGGTAATCACCCAGATATGTTATTTATACTACCTTTCGTTTAAACAAGCAATACAGTTTAAACAATAAAAAACCCCGCCTTTTGAGCGGGGTCCAACGATGTACCGGATTCAAACCGGAGTCCTAGTCTTGTCGATCTGTGTGTCTCACCACACCGACATCGTTATAACTTAGTACGAACCGTAAATGCCTAGTGGGTCAGACCAACCGAAGCTATAACGCTCACGTGACTTGTAACGGACGTTACCGGTATCAAAGTCACCATCCATGCTGTTTTGCAATGGGGTGCGAACAAAGTGCTTTAGACCGTTAGGAACATCAGTGGTTAAGAACCATGCGTTAGGAGCGGTCAAGAAGTGGTTAATGGTATAACCCTCTGGAACCGAACCGTTGTTCTTGATTGCGTTGATATCGTTGTTGTTTGTACCAACACGCAATTCAGTGTCGAGCAAACGAGTTGCAACGAACTGGAGTGGAGGAGGAACTACCAACTTCTTTGGCTTAGCAGCGATCAACAGACCACGTTCATCAGTCCATGCAGCGATTTGAATAACAGCATTTTCCAATGCGGTTTCGTTCAAGTCAGCAGGAGTTGATGGGGTGTTGGCGTTAACACCACCGTTGACCAATGGGTGAGCCGTGTTAAACAACGAAACACCGTCACCGCCAGTGTACTGAGCGGAGAAGCCGTTGTTCAGAACAGCAGCAGCTTTCACCTGTTTGGTGTAAGCCATAGCACGAGCCAAACCTTTGGTGTAGCGACCGGACAACGAGTCATACAAGTTGTCTTCGATTGCTTCTTCAGTCAAGCTGAAGCCCAAAGCAATGGTTTCGTGGTTGTATCGAGCAGTCCAAGCTTCCTGTGCGTTGTCATAGGCGATGGCAGAACCTTCAGCCTTGACTGGTGCAGCAGAGAAACCAGACAGTTTCGTTTCTTCTTCGAATGAACGCTCAGAGGTTTCTGTTTCGTAAATCTCTTTGTGTTCTTCGCCGTAACGAGCATACTCTAAGCCGAACAATGCGTTCAAACCGGGGAGAAGCTCTTTAAGTAGCTGTGCGCGTGAAATAGCCATTATTAGCTCCTAATTAAGCGGTTTGAGTAGCTGTATTTTGGTAATACTCATGTACACCGTGGTTCCACTTGAGTAGAACTTCTGGATACTGGGTAAATACCAAAGTTGAGCTTGCTGGGATGGTAGCAGCGGTAGATGCAACACCACCTGCGTTAACAGTGCCGTACTGGGCATTGAGAACAACAGAAGTAGCACCAGCAGTAGCAGCCGTGCTGACATACGAGCCTGTACCAACATACTGACCGTTCGAAGCTAAGAAGCCCACTTCCGTGCCAACTGGCAAGGCTTGTGGCAGGGCGCTTACGGTAAGCGTTGTTGTACCGCTTGTGTAAGTTGCTGTACCAAGGTTAACTGCGGTATCACGAACGATATCAACAATTCTCCAAGGAAGAGCAGCGGTCGTAGCAGCGGAAGACGACAACACAGCGTTGTAAGAATCGCCAGTGTTAGCGTTACCTGCTAAGTCTGAAGCAGCAATGTTCAAACCGATCATTGAGGTAGCTACTGAACCAATGGTGCTGCCGCCCTGCGAGGTCACAACAGCCGACTTGAAGACGGTGTCAGGATCATCAGTAACGATAGCAACAGCGTCTCCAGCCAGAGTCGATGCGGACCAGTACTGGCTGAAACGCTTCTGCTTGGTGACGGGGTCAGTGTAAGAACAGCCCAAGAAAATACCAGTCAAACCATAACCAACTGCGCCGGTCGAAGCCGAACCGCCAGTGGTCAGAGTGATACGGGTAACAAAACCACGAGTAATTGCAACAACATCACCGTAAAAAATATTAGTGCCGTAGCCATACTGGATAGGTAGGTTACGTGTCGAGCCTGCAAAGACTTGACCACCAATAAGATTTAGCGGCTTAAAACCATAAGGACCCGGAACGATTGGGTAAGCCATTTTAAATCTCCATTAATTTAGGAACGTTTTCCAAAGCTAACGGTTGAACGACGCTCATTAAATAGCGGCATTCTTGGATCGCTTTGGCGCATTAAATTACTGTCCACCGCCTCGATCTGCTTAAAGTTTACGTTAGAATAATATTGTTTCTGCTGTTCAACAAATTCAGAAGGAGTCTTGCAGAGCAATAACCCGCCGATTTCGATATTGTCTTTAAAGCGACTATTCGGATCGGCTAGCAGTTTAAACTTGGGTTGTTCTTCTAGCGTTACAGGTTCCCAACCCTCTCTAAACCTTGAAGAGACGTTGCGTGGGTCGGCATTGTTTAGCATAGAAACACGAATCCAACGATAGTCATACCCAGCTTGTTTGTCTGGCTCGGGGAGAAGTTCCGGTGGCATCCACTGCTTTGGACGCTCTATCATTTCTCGGGTTTGCATATCACGGGTGATCTTTTCAGCCATTTTAGTTCTCCAGTTTAAGCACTTCTCGTGCGTATTGTTCATCGGTAATTCCCAGCTTTTTTGCTATAGAGCGCTGAGATTCTTTTAACTTAATCCGTTTGGAGGATGTCGTTCTATTTGCCGGTGCTACGACAGAAGGTGCTTTACGAGGTTTTTCCTCTGGTTCTGGTTCTCCAAAATGTTCTGGAAATCGCTTACGCATCGTCTTGTCCAATGCGTTGTAATACTCATCAGACCCAATAATCACTCCAGTGCGTTTTAGTTTTTCATGTAAACCTAGCGCAGATGCAGTCATTTCTTCGTCTTGACCAAACCAAGGGTTTTGCTGTTGCCAGCGCATTACTCGATTATCAGGACGTTGTACTTGGACCTGTTGTTGAGGTTGTACTTCAAACTTTTCTTCCTGTAAAGGGGGTAATTTGAAATTAGTTACCTTTTCCAACTGCATGGTTGCTTTGGTAATAAGCTCTTGAGCTTCCATTTGCTTATCAATATCGCCCGTATCATAGGCTTCTCGATAGGCTTTTTTAGCCATTTCAAGTTGTAATTCAGTTGAATTCTTTACTGCCGCAACATATTCCTTTTCTCCCGAAGAAAGCATGGATTTAATGCGTTTATTCTCTTCAAAAAGGCGTTTTGCTGCCTCTATTGCTTCTTGTCTTTCACGCAAAGCAGACTCTTTTTCTCTGCGTTCATCGTGATAGACTTTTTTAGCCTGTTTAAACTTCTCTCGAACGTCGTTTGAGTAGTTTTCAAGCTCTTCTTTGTCCAGTTTTTCGACAATTTCCTTGGGCATTGGTTGACGATTACGGTCATCTGGGGGTGTATCGTCTTCAATTTCAATTTCTATCTTGTCATCGTCAGCCTCAAGGCTAATATCCACCTTGTTGTCGTCGATTTCATCGGGAAATTTGAATCCCGGCTTATCAAATTCAGGCATTTTCTATCTCCTATTTGCGGGAAATACCACGGGGATCGTCTACCGTACCCTCTACATTGTCATCGTAGATAATCCGAAACTCACGACCGTGAATTAACAGTCTTGAACCTGCGTGTGGGCGAACCAAAACGAAATCGCCTTCTTTGCACCA